TGAATATGCTTTTGGTCCAAATAATCAAATGAAATATATTGGGTCAGCATATAAATCATATGGTCAGCCTGGATTATTGGATAGAATAGGTGGATTTTTTTCTAGAGCTCCATTAGGTTATAGGTCTATTTATAATACAAGACCAGGTTCAGGAATTTTTGGTACAAATTTTTTTGGTCAACCAGATGTTCAATTAGTGGGAGCACCAGGAAGACAAAGATATGAATTTACAGATCCAAGAACAGGAGATGTTAAACCAGGTATAGGCGGAAGAATCCTTGGAGGAATTTTAAGTTTGGTAACAGGTGTTCCTGTTGTAGGAAGTATGATTGGTAACGCTATTGATAAATACAAACCTAAAAGTATGTATGATGATATGTCCCAATATAATAGATTAGGTTTGTTTGGAGCTGATCCTGTTTTAACGGATAATTATTCTAATATGAAAATAAGTGATACAAGTTTTAGCCCAACTAACCAACCTTTGTTTGATGTAAATGAAGTACAGCAAATGATAGAAAATGCAAGATCACTACCTGGTAATAATTTAAGAACAGAAGTAACTAAAATGGATTTACAAAAATTTAAACAACCAATGACTCAAACTATGGATTATGATACTTATATGTCGATTAATCCAGGAAGTACTGTAACTCCATATGAATTTGAACAATTAAAACAAGGAAACATAACACAACCAGGGACATATGTAGGATGAACAAAGGACAGAAAAAAGTTGAAAAGGTTATGAAAGAGTTTAAAAAGAAAAAACTGAATATCGGCAAGTCTGATAAAAAGGTGAAGAGTAGAAAACAAGCAATTGCTATCGCATTAAGCGAAGCAGGTCTATCAAGGAGGCGAAATGGAAAAAGAACGTAAAAACACAATCAACCATCAGCAATTCGTTAACAAAGACGGATATGCAAATGGTGGTGTTGAAATAGAAGTTAGCAAACCTAATGAAACTCAAACTGAAAAAGTTAGAGGTCAAAAAAGAATGCTAGCTGAAAAACAAAGAACAGCTAAGTGGTACTAATTCTATGTTCCCGTGGAGTTTAGTAGGTACTGCACTTAAAACTGGCGCTGAAATTTATAAGAATAAGAAAAAATCTGAAATTATAATGTCAGAAGCAGCTATTGTGCACGCTGAAAAAATGAAACGCGGAGAAATAGAATTTTCTGGACAAATAGCTAAAAATCAAAAAGGCGACTGGAAAGACGAATTTGTCCTTTTAGTGTTGACATCTCCACTGGCTATATTATTTTACTCAGTATTTGCTGAAGACGAAGAAATACAAGCAAAATTAGATTTGTATTTTATGAAGCTACAGGAAATGCCCTGGTGGATAGTCTCACTTTGGGTTTCAGTTGTTGCAGCGATTTATGGAATCAAAGCAACAGATTTAATTAAGACTAACGGAGGAAAAAAATAATGCCTAATAAAAGATACAACAAACAAGTCCCTGGTTTTTCAAACGGTGGATCTGTAAAGAAAAAAAATAAAAAATTAGCAGCAATGTATGGTGACAAGAAAAAAATCACTAGAGGTGATATTATTACTGCAGCTAAAAAGAATAAAGGAATGGCTTAATGGCAAGTAAATACCATAAAACAAAATCTGGAAAAATGGCAAAGAAAGGTCTTTGGTATAACATCCAGCAAAAGAAAAAAAGAATTGCTGCAGGTAGTGGTGAGAAAATGAGAAAACCTGGAAGTAAAGGTGCACCAACTGCTAAAGCAATTAAAAAATCACAAAGTTAAAAATGGCATCACCAGCTTGGCAAAGAAAAGAAGGTAAATCTCCATCAGGAGGATTAAATAGAAAAGGCGTTGCATCTTATAGACGTGCTAATCCTGGTTCTAAATTAAAAACTGCCGTTACAACTAAACCATCAAAATTAAAAGCGGGATCTAAAGCTGCAAAAAGAAGAAAATCTTTTTGTGCTAGAATGTCTGGTATGAAGAAGAGATTAACTTCAGCTAAAACTGCAAGAGACCCAAATTCTAGAATTAATAAATCTCTAAGAAAGTGGAATTGCTAGTGTTTGATAGAATAATGTATAAAATTTTAGGTTCTATTGATAATTTTTTTGATAGAATAACAAATTGGTTCACTGCTCCAAGATGTCAGTGCAAATTAAAAAAGAAAAAGAAAAATGGATGACATATCGACCATATATGGTCTTAAGAAAGTAATTAAAAACGCTATTGAACGAAATACAGATAGTTTAGTAGCTGGTAACATTGACAGTATGGAAAAATATCACTATATTGTTGGACAAATCAGAGCGTATGAATACGTTCTGCAGGAACTCTCTAACCTCAACGAAAAAAAGGAGCAAAAAGAAAATGACGGAAACATTATCGAACTCGGAAGTACCAAAAACTAAATCGGCACTTCTAGATAAATACGAAGAAGAAAAGGTTAATGAAAAAGAACCTTTAAACCCTGAAAATATAAAATCACAAACAGAAGAATTACCAGAACCAACAGGATGGAGACTGTTGATTCTACCATTTACACCTCCTGAAAGAACTAAAGGTGGATTAATTTTATCTCAAGAAACTTTGGACAGAGGACGTATATCAACAAACGTTGGTTATGTTTTAAAAATGGGTCCATTGGCTTATCAAGATAAAGAAAAATTTTCATCAGGTGCTTGGTGTAAGGAAAAAGATTGGGTGATCTTTGCAAGATATGCAGGATCACGTTTACCAATAGAAGGTGGCGAGTTGAGAATATTAAACGATGATGAAGTTTTAGGAACTGTAAAAGATCCTGAAAGTATAATCACGCAATTTTAATACATAGGAGAAACTATGCCAGAAGATAAAGAAAATATGGTTGATGTCGGCGAAGAAGAAGGTGCTGATATTAATCTTGACGAGCAATCAAAGGAGACAGAGAATGAAAAAGAAACTATCGAAGTCGCTGAAGACGATAGTCAGTCCGCTAACGCAGATGAGAAATCTGATCAGCAGTCTGATGTTCAAGCTCAAGATAAACAGAAGGAAGAACTAGAAAAGTATAGCGATTCAGTTAAAAAAAGAATTGATAAACTGACTAGAAAGATGAGAGAGGCCGAAAGGCAAAGAGAAGAAGCACTTGCATTTGCAAGAGCACAAAAAGAGCAAAGGGAGCAATTAGAAAGTAAGTTTTCACACTTAGATAAAAGTTATGTATCTGAGTTTGAAAAAAGAGTTACAACAAATCTAAATGCTGCAAAACTTGCTCTTAAAAATGCCATCGATAGTGGTGACGTTGAAGCACAAGTACAAGCTCAACAAGAGATTGCACAGCTTACAATGGATGCTGCTAGACTTGGTAATCTAAAATCAGCGCAAAAACAAGTTGCTGAAAGAAAACCAGAAAAGGAAGTTAATATAACTCCTCAACAATTTGAACAAAGGGAACAAATTCAAACGGACCCTAAAGCAGAGAGTTGGGCAGCTAAAAACCCTTGGTTTGGTAACGATTCAGCAATGACGTATACTGCGTTTGATTTACATAAAAAGCTAGTCGAAGAAGAAGGATACGACCCTAAAAGCGATGAATATTATGAAGAAATAGACAAGAGAATAAGACTTGAATTTCCTCATAAATTTGATAGTAATGAAGGTTCAACTGAAAAGTTTGTGCAGGAGAAAAGAAGACCAGCACAAACGGTTGCCTCAGCTAGACGTCCAGCCACAACAGGACGCGCGAAAACTGTGAAGCTCACGCCTTCGCAAGTTGCGATCGCTAAAAAATTAGGCGTGCCACTTGAAGACTATGCAAGACAATTGCAACTCACGAAGGAGGTATAGTATGACAATTGATAAAACTTCTCGTGCGAGTCAAACTCGAGAAAAAGAAACTCGAAAAAAAGTTTGGACTCCACCATCATCTTTAGATGCACCCCCTGCGCCAGATGGTTTTAGGCACAGATGGATAAGAACAGAAGTTCTTGGTTTTAATGACGCTAAAAATATGTCAGGTAAAATCAGATCAGGCTGGGAACTAGTCAGAGCTGACGAGTATCCAGATTACGATTATCCACAGATTGCCGATGGCAAATACGCAGGAGTAATCGGAGTTGGTGGCCTTGTGTTGGCAAGGATACCGGAAGAGCTCGCAAAGCAACGTGAAGCGTACTACAATGCTAGAACGCAAGATCGAGAAAAAGCAATCGAAAACGAGCCTATGAAGGAACAACACCCGAGTATGCCTATCAGTAATGAAAGGCGCTCAAATGTAACTTTTGGTGGTACAAAGAAAAGTTAATTTTTTAACGATTCATAACCATCAACCATACTAATAAGGAGAAAAACTATGGCAAATAAAGACGCTGCGTTCGGTTTAAGACCTATTGGTAAAGTTGGTCAAAATGCTGACAATCAAGGTATGTCTCAGTATGAGATTGCCGATAATTCTAGCACATCTATTTTCCAAGGTGACTTGGTTAAAATGGTGACTTCTGGATACATCGACAAAGCTGATGCTGACAATGTATCTTTGGGTGTTTTCTGGGGAACTTTCATTTCGAAAGACCCTTCGACTGGCAAACCAAAGTTCTCAAACTACTATACGCAAACAGACGTAGGTGCTGGAGAAACTATCGAAGCTTTTGTATATGATGATCCATATGCAAGATTCGAAATCCAGTCTTCAGCTGACACAGAGAGATCAGACGTTGGAATGAACGCTGATATCGTATATGTCGCTGGAAGCACAATCAATGGAGTGTCTAAAGTTGAATTAGACGATACATCATTTGTAACAACTACTGCACAATTAAGATTAATTGGCTTCTCAAGAGATATTGAGAACAATGAAGTAGGTGTAGATAATGTTAACTGTATTGTTACAATCAACGAACACTTCTTAAAATCAACTACAGGTATCTAATAAGGGAGAATAACTATGGCGATATCAAGACAACAACTAGTTAAAGAACTAGAGCCAGGTTTGAATGCTTTATTTGGCCTGGAGTACAAAAGATACGAGAATCAGCACTTAGAGATCTATGACGTTGAAAATTCAGACAGAGCTTTTGAAGAAGAAGTAATGTTATCTGGATTTGCAAACGCATCAGTTAAACCGGAAGGTTCTGGTGTAGTTTTTGACAACGCTCAAGAAACTTATACTGCTAGATACACTCACGAAACAATTGCTTTAGCGTTCGCGATCACTGAAGAAGCGATCGAGGACAACTTGTATGATAGAATTGCTACTAGATACACAAAAGCGTTAGCTAGATCTATGGCAAACACTAAACAAGTTAAAGCGGCAGCCGTGTTAAACAATGCGTTTAATACTAACTTCCTAGGTGGAGACGGTGTAGAACTTTGTTCTGCTGTTCACCCTACGATTGCTGGGACTTACTCAAATGAGTTAGGCACTTCTGCTGACTTAAATGAGACTTCATTAGAACAGTCGCTAATTGACATTGCGGCTTTCACTGATGAAAGAGGTCTAAAAATTGCAGCTAAAGGTATGAAATTAATCATCCCTTCTGAGCTTCAATTCACAGCTGAGAGATTGATGAAATCTCAAGGAAGAGTTGGTACAGCTGACAATGATATTAACGCTATCGGTTCAATGGGAATGATCCCACAAGGTTATGTAGTAAACAACTACTTAACTGATACTGATGCGTTCTTCATCAAAACAGACGTGCCTAACGGTATGAAAATGTTCAACAGAGCACCTCTAAAAACTGCAATGGAAGGTGACTTTGACACTGGTAACGTGAGATACAAAGCAAGAGAGAGATATTCATTTGGTTTCTCTGATGCTAGAGGTATCTTCGGATCTCCAGGAGCATAATAAACAATTAAACAAAAAAGGGGGCTTCACGGCCCCCTTTTTTTATGATAAAAGGTGTATATGAAAACTTTCCT